TGGCCTTCCGGACGGGGTGTTCGTGGACTCGCTGGATGTTCTCGATGGCGTCTGGGTCCACATCCAGCAGGTTCCCGAGCCCGAGGAGCGGAAGGGATTCCGGTCCACGGCGGCTACGGGCGAGAACGCTGACGAGATGGCTAACAGGGGACCGCGCACGGTCGGTATCGTCACGGCCATCCACGAAGGGGGAGCCCCGTGGGAAGGTGGTGGTGGGGTGCCGGAGGCTGAAGCCAAGCCTGCCGCCAAGCCTGCCGCAGTGGCTGCCAAGCCGGGGCCGAAGGCTGTGGCCAAGGTGGCCCCCGCCCCGGTCGAAGTTCCGGCGGGAGATGACGAGGAGGCCGTCAAGGTCGCGGCCATCAACGCCGTCTCGGCTGTGCTGGGACAGGCTCAGTTCGCCAACGGGACGACCAAGCTCCTCCTCCGCGCCAATACGTTCAAGGCGCTTCAGGGCGAGCCGGATATGGCTCAGGCTGTCACCAATACCTTCTTCTCCAGCGATGACGCCCTGAACGGGCTGCTGGGCGAGCTGGGTTACAAGGTGCAGGGCGGGTCCGTCGTCGTCGCGTAGTTCTCTGGCGGGGGACAGCCCACCCCGCCATCTTCCTACCCGTAATCATTACAGGAGCCGCCAATGAATGGGATAGAGCAGCGGGAGCGGGGGACGCAGGTTCAGCGGCTGGACAGCCGTATCGACAGCCTCGACAGGAGAGTCATCGAGCTGGCTACCGAGTGGGATGCAGAAATCAAGGAGCAGGTCGACAAGCTCAACGACCGCATCGTCAGCGTCCATCAGGAAATGATTGGTGTGCTCACATCCTCTATCACTGCCGAGGGCAAGCAGCGGCAGGCGGACATCGAGGAATTGGAACTACAGCTGCGGGGCTACATCGACAACGAAATCAATCACATCTGGGTCAGACTCAACCCAGTATTCACACTGACCTTCCGGGGCCGTCTCCGCTGGCTCCTGACAGGTAAGCTATGAAGACCACCCTGATGCCCGTCAATCTCAAGCAGCCTGTCGGCAGGCCACGGGGTCAGGGTATCCACATCTCCACGATTATCCGCTGCATGGCAGTAGAGATGGGTGTCCTCGACCCCAGCTGGGTAGAGGATATGTCACTGGTGGACCTGTCCAGTGACGAGTGGTGGGAGAAGCTCGACCCCCCCACCAAGCTGCGGATGTCGCTGGGTCTGGCGTGGGAACAGTGGTATGTCCAGACCCAGCTAGAGGGCGTCATCTGGCAACCCGGCGAGATGTGCGTCAACGGCATCTACATGAACCACGACGGGGAGGAGCTGGATGTAATCATTACGCCTAGCTGTCAGCAATTCGGGATGGTCCTCCACGAAATCAAAACGACCAGTAAATCGACCAACACCGTCGGGGATGACCTATTGACACAGTGGATGTGGCTGGCCCAGATGAAAGCCTACTGCAAGGGGCTGAACACGCTGGTGGGCTACCTCCATGTGCTATTTCTGCGGGGCAACTACAAATGGCCCTACAACATGGAAATTAAGCGGTGGCGTGTCGAGTTCACGCAAGAGGAAATCGATATGCACTGGGAGGATATGATGGACTACGTTCGTTACCGGGAGAGTCAGTCATGAGCCTCCCCGCCTCATTCAAGGATTACCAGACCGCCGCCGATATCCTCCGGACTCGCCGGTTGATGATTGGGACTGAGGGAGTGTCAGATAGCGGCAAGTCAGAGTTTGCGCTGTCCGCTCCCGGTCCCGGGATTGCGCTCTGTCTCGACCGTGCGATTGACGGGGTGTTGCAGAACCCTGACCCGCCCCCGACTCGCCATCCAGACTGGGTGTTCAAGATTATCAAAGTGCCGCTGGCGACCCAGACCAATCAGGCGGGCTATCTGGAATACTGGAAAGCCTTCTACGCTGAATACCTCAAGGCGCTGGATAACAAGGATGCCCGCTCTATCCTCCTCGACGGGGATAGCGACAGCTGGGAATTGCAGCGGCTGGCGGAACTGGGGAAGCTCACCCAAGTCATGCCCATCATGTATACGCAGGCCAACGCGGCACGGCGGGCCATGATTGCCCGGGCATGGGACAGCGGGAAGATTGTCATTGCGACCAACAAAATTGGCCGCAAGTATGAGGATGTGTTCAACGCCGACGGCACCCCTCAGATGGGCAATGACGGGAAGCAGGTCCGAGAGTTCAAGGGCAACATGAAGCGGCAGGGGTTCGCGGACCAAGACTACCTGTGGCAAATTCAGCTGCGGCACACCTACCGCCCCCCCACTACTGTAATGATTAAGGGGCAGCCCAAGGAGATACCCAAAACGTGGGGGGTCAAGATTACGAAGTGCAAGGCCAACAAGGAACTGGAGGGGACAGAGCTGTGGGGGGAGGATTGCAACTTTCAGAGCCTCGTCCAGCTGGTCTATCCTCAGGTTCCGCTCAAGGAGTGGGGGTATAAGTGATACTCCTCGATTCACGGGGGGGCCAGAATCAGGACTACATCAACACCCTTGTCGGCCACATCAAACGGATTGGGGTGCAGGTCGAACTGACCCAGCTTCAATACGGGGATGTAGCCTTTGAGGGGAAGGGCCCTGACGGCACCATCATGGTTGGCATCGAGCTGAAAAAGCTCCATGATATCCTCAACTGCATTGATGACTCCCGCTACAACATGCAGCGGGTGGGCATGAAGCAGATGTATCAGGTGTCTGCGCTCTACGTGGAGGGGCACTGGAAGCCTCACGACAGCAGTGGACTTCTGATGGAAGGATTCAATGGAGGAGTATCGTTCGGATATTGCAAGCATCGGACTGGCCGGACCATGTATGCAAAGCTCCGACGCTACCTGTATTCTGTGTCTCTCTCGGGAGTATTGGTGTGTCACTGCCGAGATGCCTTCCACACAGCCTACGACATCTGTGAGCTGTTCCACTACTTCCAAAAGCGGTGGACGGACCATACGAGTCTCTTGGAGACGCAAAAACTCAACATCCCGGCGCTAACACGGAGGCCAACCCTATGCAGGAAATGGGCGGCGGACTTGACGGATATCGGGGTGAAGCTGAGTCTGGATGCCGAGAGGCATTTCCGGACGCCTATCCAATTAGCGAACGCAGACGAGAAAGACTGGCTGCGTATCCCGGGGGTTGGGGTCAAAACGGCCCAGCAAATTGTCAGAGAAATCATGGGGGCAAAATGATTCGATTCAAGGGGTTTGCGCTCTGCATGGAGTGCCGGGGAGTGGTGGACTACCTCTCTCACGGGTGGGGCAAGTGCCGCCGGTGCGGTGCATGGAGGGTCTGGCTGTGAGCAGCCTCCTCATTCTGGTCGCCAACGTCGGTATCCTCTGCGCCAACATCGGGCTTCTGTGGACCATTATCAAGCTCTACACAGAGATACTGAAGATTGGCCACATTAAGAACATCGGCAAGCCGTAATGATTACACGTTGCTCAGCGTGCCCCGGCGTCAACAACTGCGTCCCACCAGACGGGCCAGAGGACGCTGACATCCTGTTCGTCGGGGAGGCACCGGGCATCAACGAGAACCGAAAGCTGAAGGTGTTCATTGGAAAAACGGGAGAGGAAGTCAATCAACATTACCTGCCAGTTGCTGGACTTAGGCGGGGGGACGTGCGTTTTACAAACGCCATTCGATGTCTACCTCCTACCCCCAAAGGTAAACTGTCCATGGACCGGGCTAAAGATGTTGCAATGCTTGACGCCTGTGCTGCTCAACATCTCTACCCCGACATCGAGCGTATGGGTCCGAGGGTCATCGTCCCTCTGGGAGCCTTCGCCTGCCGAGCCATTCTGGGAGCAGATTTCGACTTGGAAACAGGGCATGGCATTCCAATCCTTAAAGGCTGCTATGAAGCAGACGTATTCCCAATGTTCCACCCCGCCCTCGGCATCCACGAACCAAAGCGGATGCTCTACATCCGGACAGACTGGCACCGACTCAGGAGCTTCCTCGCTGGGCGTAACATCCGCCGAAATGACCCGTTTGCAGGAGCTGAAGATTATCTAGAGGTAACTCATGAGAGTGAAGTGGAAGCACTCGACCCCGCCCAGCCACTTGCTTGCGATACCGAGTCGTCAAGGAGCCAAGGGCCGTTTTGTCTCACTTACTCTCAACGCGCCGGTAGTGGAAGACTCATCAAAGCCAGCAATCTGGGGTGTGTTCAAGCATTCCAAAAGAGGCTCCAAGACTGGCACGCTCCTATTCTGTTCCATAATTGGCTCTATGATTGGTCGGTTGTTGAAGCGATGGGACTATCATTTCCACATCGAAATATCGTGGACACGATATCGCTTGTCTTCCATCTCGGCAACCTCCCCCAAGGGCTCAAAGCGTTAGCCTACCGGGAGCTGGGGATGGAGATGGAAGACTTCGATGATGTGGTGACGCCCCACTCATCGGCCAAGGTGCTGGACTACTACAGGCGGGCCCAGCTGGTAGAGTGGCCCAAGCCTGACCCCCAGCTGATTGAAGTGACAGAGCGGCTGATGGGCAGCACATGGAAGCTCTACAAGCCGCAGTCGATGTCAACCAAGCTGAAGCGGTTCTTTACCGACTACCGGAAGAACCCAGCCAAAGATGTGTTCAAGATGTTTGAGGATAACTGGGTCGACCATCAGGCGGAGATGGAGGCTCTGGTGGGGCCGTATCCGGGGAAGTGCATTACCCATGTCCCGTTTGACAAGGTGCTGCACTATGCCTGCCGGGACGCCGATGCCCTCATTCGACTCTATCCGGTTCTGCTTGCTATGCGGAAAATGGTCCGCAAGAAATCTCAAGAATGGTGGAGGGTAGCATGATTGACCCCAACGACCCGAATGTCCCGATTGTCGGCCAGCCCTACCGAGTTATCACATGGTATCCGACAGTCATCATCGCCTGTCACTGTCAGGATAAGGGCATCGCACTCGTCATCAACACAGGCGTCGGGAACTACACGGCCTGTGGACAGTGCAAGAAGCTCTACACCATCCAAGGGTTTAACGAGAAGGGGGAGCTGATGGTAGGCATGATGCTCCCGACTCCGACTGGAGCGGTGATGTAATGATTACAAAAGACCCAACACCCCCAGTGGAACCACCCTCAGACTTCGATGCATTGATGGAGCATCACAAGGCGACCGAGCAGGCCCACGAAGCGCGGCGGGTGCGAGCCTACCGAGCGATGCGGATCTTCGAGCCGAGCATGGAAGGCTACGCCGCAGCGGTTGCGGTATATGAAGCTGCATTCGGCAAGGCAGGGCAGGAGGAAGGACGCCGGATATTCGCCGCAGAGCAAGAGCGCATGGCGCGCAACCTGCTCGACGCGAAGTATCTCAACCCTGAGTGCGCTGAGAATGGTTGCCAATTCCTCCGCGCTGTCGTCTCAGAGCCGCCCAAGGGAGAGCAGAAGTGACCTGTCCCCATTGCACTAATGACGACCAGAGCCGCATCGAGGAGATTAGGACGTGGCGCGTCCCCCTCATGACGGCCAGCAAGGAGGAGGGGACCGCTACGAAGGTGATGGTGTGGCGGTCCACCTACCTCTGTAATAACTGCTCGAAAGAGTGGGACGTAACCGAAGCGTAATCATTACATGAAGCCTCAGCGGTGCTATAACGGCGTCCGGTTCCTTGGGGATGGCCCCTGCCTGAAGAACATCCAGAAGCTGGATGCGGGAGCTAGACCCTATATCCATCATTGCATGACCCGGGGGATGAGGGTCAACCTCGACCACTTCCACACCATGGAGCGGGTGTTGACAGACGACATGGACCGCATCACCGAAGACGTGCGGGCAATGACGGGCCAGTATGTCAACCTCGACTCCGGCGACCAAGTCTCAGAGTTGTTATTTAAGAAATTGGGGCTCAAGCAGCCCCGGCCCCGCTTGACCCCTAGTGGCGACCGGGAGAGTGTCGATAACGAGGCCTTAGTCGCTATTCAGCATGACCATGAAGTGGTGCCCAAGATACTCAACTTCAAGGAGCTGTCGAAGCTGAAGGGAACCTACGTGGTGCCGATGCCGAAGCTGGCCAAGCGGGTCGGCCACGGGCACTGGCGGATGTATCCGAAGCTGGGGGATACGCGGGTGCCGAGTGGGCGGCTGAACTGTAAGGAGCCGAATCTGCTAGCAATGCCCAATCGTACGGAGCGCGGTCGCCAGATTTGCGAGGGTTTCATCACCGATGATGGTTGGGTATTTGTCTCCGTGGATGAATCGCAGATTGAACCGAGGGTGGTCGCGCATCGCAGCCAAGACAAAGGGCTCATGTCGGTCTACTTCAATGAGGAAGACATCTATTCCGATTTCGCCATCCGCGCATTCAAGCTGGACGACAAGCGGTATAAGGATGCCGGGGGATGGCACTATCCGTGGGTCGACAAAAAGACTCATCGGTTTCCCTCCAAGACTTGCATCCTCGCTGCCATTTATGATGTCACCAACATCGGCTTGCTGGAGCAGATGCCCGTAGTATGCAGGAACTGTGGTAAGGAGGCAAGCAATCATGAGGAGACATGCCCCAAGTTCTCGACGCTCTGGAACGAAGACAACTGCCAAGATATCCTTAACGCTTTCTATCTCACCTACCCGGGAATTCTGCGGATGCGGAAACAGGACCACGCGAGAGCTAAACGCTGGGGTTTCATCTGGGACGACTGGGGTCGCATCCTACACGTTACCGCTGTGCGGTCAGTGCTACAGTGGGTTGTGTCAGCTGCTCTCAGGGAGACTGGAAATTTTCCTATCCAGTCCACAGCACAGGGCACGGTTAAGTTAGTGATGGCGGAAGTCTACGATGACATGGCGGGCATGAAGATGTTCGACGTGGCCCACCCTATCCTTCAGATTCATGACGAATTGCTGTTTGAGTGCCGCAAGGATGTAGCCGATGAACTGGCAGGGCACGTCCAGTATCGGTTTGAGAACTGTGTCAGGCTGGATGTCCCGATTAAGGCGGGGGCCGCACAGAGCCTGACGTGGGGGAGTCTGCCGAAATGACCGAGGAAGAACAGGGCCGGATTCATGAGATTACCGCCAGACTGCTGGGCATCACGTCTGGGGGGGAATACCTCCACCGTGTCTATAACGAATACGCCATAGAGAAGGGGGGGCCCCCCAAGAGGATTCTGGTGGGGTTGAAATTGTATGAGCTGCTAGAGGCGGAAACAACCGCTAATGAAAAATTCGTAAAGGTCTTTGACCTTTCCCCCTTAAAGGTCCAGCATCTGATGTTTAAGAGCAGCAGAGTTATCTGCTGTAACGGTAAGGGGTGGGAGATAACATTCCAATGAAATACAAAACATGGCTGTCCGTCTCGGTCTGGTGCCGCCGCCATCCCAGTAAGCTGGCCGCAGTGGTCAGCCCTGATGGCGTCTTTGAAGTGAAATACATCCCCAAGGGGGAGATGAAAGGGGCAGAGGATGTGCAGGCCCACCACCTGAATTTAGACTGGGTCATCAAACGGTTTCTAGACGAGGAGGGGAGATGAGAACGCTACTTGTAATGATTACACTCGCCATGGCCGGGTGTGCCACTACCCCCAAGGCCCGGTCTGGGCCTGAGGTTGTCCATGCGCTCAATACCCTCTCCGCTGCCCGGTTCACCATTGACCAAACCTACGACGGGCCAGCCAGCCTAGAGGATTACCGGGTGATTACGGCATGGCTGGATAAGGGCATCGGCATCCTGCGCAGGGATTCGCTGCTGACATGGGAGAAGAAATGTCGGGGGGAGTGGCCCAAGGTCCGGTCATCCATGGGGCCGTATCAGCGGATGGCCTTCCACATCAAGGAGATTGAGAAGATTATCCAATAGAGATAGCGGCAGCAGGTCTGCCTATTAGAATACCTGTTGCACAACTTGCACAACTTGCACTATCATGGTTTCCATAAGGAGGAGCCATGGTAGTGTCCGATGAGGAAAGAATTTTCGAGTTCACGTCCCCCGAGTCCCAGTTCATCGCCGGTGCCCAGTATAACTGGGACACCCACACCCTCACCATCACCTTCAAGAATCCAGACCGCTCGTTCGTCTATACGGACATCGACGAACAGCTATGGCTGGACTTCGTGGACGCCCATTCCAAAGGGCAGTTTTTCTCTGCCCGCATCCGTCCCTTCTTTTCAGCAGTGAGGAAACCGTCATGAACATCAACACAAAGCAGGCCGCAGAGATTCTGGGAGTCAGTCGGGCGAGGGTAAAGGCATTTATCGAGAAGGGTCTTCTCATCGACCAGCGACCCAAGAAGGATGGTGCCAAGAAGCACTACGCGGCTCTGAACAACCGGGAGGTTCGGGACTTCTCCAAGACCGACCAGTTCAAGCTCCTGAAGGCATCGAAGCGGACCAACGGGAACGGTCAGCTGCCGTTCCTTCAGGAAATCAGGCCCGTTCCATCACGGCCAGTCGAGGGCATCCAGTCGGCGCTGGCCCGCATCGAGGGGAAGCTGGACCAGCTGCTCAAGGTCTGGTCGTAATGATTACGCCCGATGATATTATTGAGAACGCCAAGCAACTGACGACTCAGCAACTCATCGACGCGACACCGGGGACGGGGGAACTGCTGGAGGTATTGACACCAATCCTCAGCAGCGTCCCCCCTGACGTGGTGTTCACTGCACTGGCTGTCATGCTGGGGGGGAACCTCGCTGACGCCATGATGTCCAATACGCAAGTGATGGCGACCGTTGAGCAGCGGATTGAGCTGTTCAAGGTAGTCGTTATCAAATGCTACGAGGATTCGTATCGCTTTGCCTCAGAACAGGGGCAGGGACCGAGGAAACAATGAACATCTTTACTCCGCTCACACCAGAAGAAAAGGCCGAGATGCGGCTGGTGATGCTGGCCGCAGTGGTCATCCTGCTTGCCTCCTACATCATTGCAGGAGCCTTCGGGTATAGCCATGGCCTCTACTGAGAACGAGAAACCCATCAACACGGCTCTGGCAGCACGGCTGGTCAAGGTGTCCCGCCGCACGCTCTACAACTGGATGGCGTGGGGCTGGCTCCCGTGGACTCGTTCCACGGGGGCCTACGGCTCACGGCTCGTCAAGCTGTCTGATATTTACGCCATCCGGCCGCATCTGCATCCAGACTATCAAGGAGACGACGATGCCCAGCACGCATAGGTGTATCCTCTGCAAGAAGGAGCGGCAGGGACGGTTCACGCGGCACAAGCACAGCTCCGGTCGGGGGAACATCCTGCCCGCATGGCATTGCTGGGAGTGCCTGCCCCCGGGGGATGGGCGGGACGAAACCTCTGAGACTCAGGCCCCGGCCAAGCCACCGAAGCAGGAGCTGGTATCCATGGTCCCGCTGGGGGTGAGGAACGTCACGCCCGACAAGGGGGAGATGGTCAAGACATCTAGTGAGCTGGCCGTAGCCGTCAACGGTGTAATGATTACGGACCAAGTCAGTTACTCGGAGGCTGATACCCTGCTGGCCCGCATCCAGACGGCGCGGAAGACATGGAACATCCGGATGTATGGCACGAAGGACAAGCCGGGGCCTATCCCCCAGATTCGCAGTGGGCTCGACCAGCTGTATGAGCTGAACCGGGAGATTGACCAACCACTGGAGAAGATGGAGGGACGTGTCAAGCAGGCCATGCGGGACTTCAAGCTGGCTGAGGCACGGCAGGCCCGGGAGCTTCAGGAGGCCAAGGAGGCAGAGCAGGCCCGCCTTGAGGAGCAGCGGCTGGCGGCAGAGGCCGCAGCGGCAGCGGCACGGACCCCCCAGATGCGGGGGAAGCTGGAAAAGAAGGTGGAGGAGATAGCCCAGCAACAGGAGACTGTGGCGGCTGTCGAATCTGAGAGTCCAGTGGTAGGGGTCCGCAGCTCTGACCGGAAGGTCAAGAAGTGGCGGCTCCAGCATGACGAGGAGCAGGGCTCCCATCTGGGAGAACTGCTCATGGCAGTCATTGAGGGGAAGGTGCCCGAGGATGCCATCCTCCTCAACGTGGTCTACATCAACAAGCTATACAAAGAGCGGCCGGATGTTGTCAGGAGCTGGCCGGGGATTGAGGAGTATGAAGATGTCCAAATCGTCGGACGGTAAACTGAACTGCCCCCACTGCGGCGTCCGGTCTGAAGTTGGGGAGACCGCATGGCTCAATCTCCGATGCGAAAAGAGAACATGGGAGCTGAGAGCCGTCCGTCTGGGTCAGGAGAACAACCGGCTGGCCCACAAGCTGGGAGCGGCACGGCGCAAGAATCGGGAGCTGAAGCGGATACTGAAAATCACCTCGCTTGACTTCAGAACCCAGATACAGGAGATTCACACGCTGCTTAGCCAGAAGGGTGTAATCATTACGGACGATGTGCGTAGAGACTGACATGAAGCGGGCGAAGCGGTTGGCATACCGCAACAAGAGACGACTCAAGCGTCTGAGGGGACGGAAGCAGCAGGAGCATATCGCTGCTGTCACTGCCCGTCTACTCGGCACTGTGAGTCCTATCGACTTGGAAACCGTAGGGGGAATTCAGCGGTCATCCTACGGCTTCTGGCGTAATCGAGTAAATGTAGGGGCTGCGGTAGCCAAAGCATGGGAGGAGATAGTGGGAGATAACCCGCTAGATACCGGCCGAGTCGATATCTTTGACACACGACATTTGTTTGAGCAGCTAGAGCAGGACGGCTCCAATAGCCAGCAGGGCCCCGATAACGACGAGTAGACCGACTGACATGACCGCTTCCGGGTTCGCATGGTCTTCCATTACACTCTCCATTACGGGAGCCGCTAGGGGGGTAGCGGCTCCTACCTCTGCTGTTATTACGGCCTGTATTACGGCTGAGCGCAGCGGCTTCCTACGAATCCCACAGATATCCCGCCAATCTGCTCAAAGGTCGCTACTCCCCTCTGAGATTCCCACCGGACCCACCCCATTCCCCGCTTGAACGTGAACGTCTCGAGAGAGCTGGGAGACTGGCCGGGGGCGTAGGGAGCATAGGTGAGGGTGAGGGTATCCCCGACCAGTTCCGCCCGTAGCTGATAGGGAAAGAGTCCACTACCCGGCATCCCCGCATTGATGCCCCGGGAAGCCACGCAGGTCCGGTCATACCACGTAATGTAGTTATTACGGATATCTTGCTGCCACGTCTCGCCATCCCCAACATAGCGGGGGAGCCAGCGACCGTCTGAGAAGGCATAAGACTCTCCCGCCAGAGAGCCATCGAGTGCATGGTCAACTGAGTGGTATACGTAGTGGTCATCCCATCTCCAGCACTCAAACATGTCGGCCCGCCCATACTTGACCCAGCAAACCTCCTGCTTGGCGCGATCGGTGACTTGCTGCTGCATCTGAGAGCCTATCCGGGTGACATCTGGGCCGAGGATGTAGTCGAGCACATCGGCCCGCTGAGATGAGGGAGAGAGGGGGCCAGCGCACCCTCCAACACACAGTAGTGATAGTGACAGGATGATACGCATGACCCCCCTCCCTTTAGAACCCGTTCTGGACGCCCTGCAACCGAGTGCGTGTCCCGAAGATATTCCCCCCGGTAATGATTGGGGCGTTACTGACGACCCCCTGCACCGCGACTCGGTACGAGTGGACCCCCGGCGGAGGGATATCGACACAGCTGATGGTGTAGGGCTGATTGTTCTGCTGGACGACGCTGTTCTGCACCATCACCTGACGAGCACACAGCGCAGCTGGGTTGGGGCCGATACGCTGCAAACTTACAGTAGCGATGCCGAAGGAACCAACTACCGCACTATTCAGCTGGATGGACCCGTCCACGGTCAGCACAATCGACTTCTGGGTAGTTGGCGTCGTCGGCCCAGCGGGGACCACGAAGGCATTGAGAATCACCCCCGGGATGAACTGATTGGCAGCACTGATAGTGAGGGTAGCCGCTCCGCCGGTATCCTCATTGCCGATGCCCGTACTGGCCGGGAACATGCCAAGGAAAGTATCCCCGGGGTTGCAGCTGAACGACCCGCCCGTTGAGCAGCTGGGCGTCCCACCGGGCCATCCCGTCTTGGGCTGGCCAATCACGTCATACGGAGTGGGCGGGATGCAGACCCCCGGCCCCCAGTAGGGCACGGTGTAGGTCATGCCGAAGATGGGGTCAGCGCACTGAAGGGAGAAATCCTGCTTGACCTGAGCGACAGCAAGAGAGGGGATGAACAACACCAGCAAGAGCAATCTGAGAGTTCGCATAGCTAACCTCCGTAATCATTACAGGGGACAAAAAGAGCCGGGGTAGTTAGCCCGGGCCCACATCTACCGCCGCTACAGTGC